GCAAACGATGTAGACTACTTCGCAGACGCTTATCTGAAGGTCATCGGTGCAAGTGTAGATGACGATGACACATTCCATATCAGACGCACAAGGGTAGTGAACTTCGATGGCGACATCAGCGAAGGCAACTACCCTATAGTGGAGTTTATGGAGAAGCCAAGCAGTGACGAAACACAGGAACATCTTCTGGACAGACTACAGAAAGATATCTTTATCACTTCAATGGTAGCCAACATCAGCGATGAGAACTTCGGTTCATCTTCGGGCATAGCATTGAGGTACAAGCTTGAAGCGATGCAGAACCTGTTCACGGCAAAGTCGAGACGCTTCACATCTTCGATGATGGAACGCTACAAGATCATCTTCAGTAGCCCTGTGGCACAGATGCATGGCGTAGGCAAGGACGCATGGGCAGGTATCGAGATACGCTTCACAGCCAACTATCCTGCCAACCTTGAGAGCGAAGCCACGGTAGCCAAGAACCTTGAAGGCATCGTGAGCAAAGAGACACAGCTTAAGGTGCTGTCTGTAGTGGATAATGTCAAAGACGAAGTGGAGAAGCTTGAAGCAGAACAGCTACCGAGCGTAGTAGACAACATATTCGGTGAATAACAATGCCAACATTACAGACCCTGTGGCGAAAGAATCAGAGTAACTACAGGTATTGGACAGAGCGAGAAAAGAAACAGCGTGAACTGTACATGATGGAAGAAGCGCAACAGCAGAAGGAGCTTGAACGCATCTACTCTGATATGTACAGGTGGGCAGAAGACGAAATAAACCGATTCTACGGCAAGTATGCTGATGCAGAAGGCATTGATATCACTGAAGCCAAAAAGCGTGTCACACAGGCAGATATCGAGGAATACGAACGCCTTGCAAAGGAGTATGTCAGAGACAGGAACTTCAGCGACAGAGCTAACGCTGAAATGCGTCTGTACAATGCTACAATGCGCATCAACCGCCTTGAAATGCTTAAAGCACGAATAGGACTGCACCTTGTAGATGGCATCAACACGATAGACGAATACTATGAAAAGGTCATCACAGACCGTACAGCAAAGGAGATAGAGAGACAGGCAGGAATACTTGGTGAAACGGTAACTAATGCCGACACGATCAAGAGAGCCAACAACATAGTCAACGCTTCATTCTTCAATGCTACATACTCTGAACGCATATGGAGTCACCAAGACCGATTAAAGTCGATGATAAGCATAGAACTTCAGAAGGGTCTGATAGCAGGTATCGGGTCAAGGCAGATGGCATCGAATATCCGCAGAGAATACGATGTATCACTAGCCGATGCACACAGGCTGATGGTGACAGAGTTAAGGCGATGCCAGACAGATGTGGCTATGGATTCATACAAGGCAAGTGGCGTGGAAAGATATGTCTACTTGGCTGTAAATCCTAGGGCTTGTCCGATATGCCGAGAGCTTGATGGTAAAGACTTTGCGGTATCAGAAGCAGAACCTGCAAAGAACGCACCGCCAATGCACCCAAGATGCCATTGCACAACAGCACCTTATGTTGACGAAGATGACTACAACGCATGGCTGAACTACCTGTCACAAGGTGGTAGAACATCGGATTGGAATAATATGTCGCCTACCGAGCGCAGAACGTGGTCAGCTAGGAACCTTAAAACCGACACAAGTACGATGTCTGAACAAAGCGTAGATTATGCTGAAAGAAGGAGACAACGACTTGCAGGGCGAAACGCCAATACCGAAGGTTCGGCATTAAAGACCGAAATCGAAGTGCCTAAAGGCACGAACAGCGAGGCGGTCAAGCAAGTCGAAAAGGTCATTAGAAGCTTTGAGAAAGCGATGAGTGGCGAGACAATAGACGGACTGTCTGTGAAATTCGTTTCTGGACTGAAAGGTGTGTATGCGAAGTACGATGACAAGACAAACACACTGCTAATACCGAAGGGAGTAAAACCAGATAAAGTAGCAGAACAGATGCACAGCGATAATGCTAGATATCATGCTAGATGGAAAACAGATAAAGACTATCATGCGACTGAAACTTTCACAGGTCTTGTATGGCATGAACTTGGTCATGCGGTTGACTTTTCCACAGGGCAGAGTCTGTCGAGACGATTATCTGCGACTTCCGAGCTAGATGAGAAGTCAGTGAAGATATCTGTTTATGCAGGAACCACGCAGAATGTTAGAGTAACGAAGCGGAGTGAAGCATGGGCAGAAAACTTCTCTGCTTACATGGACGGTGGCAGAAATAAAGAGAAGGTACCGCCAGAGATAAGAGAAATGATTGAAGAATACTTCCGAAGCTATAGGCAAAGAAGGGCATGACCGCATATCTGTAAATATCACGAAACCAAAAACAAATGTCACTAAATAGCAAGAAAGGCACTTCGGTGTCTTTTTTATATGTCCAAGCATTGAAGACACAAAAAGCTATGGTAACACAGTGCAAGCCTTGAACACTTTAAAAGCTATGGGTAGTCGATGCTTTATGACTTAAAAGAAAGGACACACAAATGGAAACTAACGAGCAGATGGAGCAGAACGTAGAAACCACAGAAAAGGCAGAAACCAAAGCTGAAACCAAGGAACCCGAGAAAAAGTACACCGATGCAGAGGTGGACAAGATCGTGCAGGACAGATTGGCAAGGGAACAGAAGAAGCGTGAAAAGGAAGTCGCTGAAGCAGAGAAGCTTGCCAAGATGAATGAGAAGGAACGCTACGACTATGAGGTATCAGAACTGAAAAAGGAGCTTGACGCACTCAAAGCCGAGAAGAACCGTTCAGAGATGATGACCACGGCAAGGCATATGCTTGCCAACGATGGGCTGAACGTATCCGATGCGATCTTAAGCGTACTTGTAACTTCAGATGCAGAGCAGACCAATGAAGCGGTCAAAAGCTTCAGCAAACTGTTCAAAGACGAAGTAGAGAAGGGCGTAAAGGCACAGCTTGCAGGTGGTAACCCAAAGAAAGGTAGTACATCTGCTCTTACAAGGGAACAGATTTTTGCAATCAAAGACCCTAGTCAAAGACTTAAAGCAATTGAAGAAAACATGGATTTATTCAAGAAAGGGAACTAATCATGGCATTAATCACAGGAACAACCGTATCAACAGATGTAGCACCTGCTATCTCTATTGATCTTGTAAACGAACTTCACAATTCTTATCGTGCGCTTGCAGATATCCTTGGTATCACCAGAATGGACGCAGTACCAGAAGGCAACACGATCAATGTGTACAAGTCAAGCGTTAAGGGCAACATTCCTGCACAGGTCGCTGAAGGTGTTGAAATCGGTCTTACCGAAACACAGAGAGTAGGAACACCTATCACCATGACTCTGAAGAAATTCAGAAAGCTGACCACAGCAGAAGCGATCCAGAAGAGTGGCAGAGAGAATGCGATCTATGACACAGACCGTGCGCTGATCCGTGCGGTAAGAGCAGGTGTCAAGTCTGACTTCAATACATTCCTTGCAACAGGAACAGGCACGGCAACAGCAGGTGCTACTTTACAGGCACAGCTTGCAAACAACTGGAATGCACTCCAGACATACTTTGAAGACGCAGATGTAGAGCCTGTACACTTCGTATCTAGCACAGATGTAGCAGGTTATCTGGCTTCTGCTACAATCTCAATGCAGACAGCATTCGGCATGACCTATGTAGAAGACTTCCTTGGTCTTGGTACACTGTTCATCATTCCTTCGCTCACAGCAGGTACTGTTATTTCCACGGCAAAGGAAAACCTGCATTGCGCATATGTACCTGCTAATGGTGCAGTAGGACAGGAATTTGAACTGACAGCAGATGAAACAGGTCTTGTGGGCATCACTCATGGCAGAGTCCTTGAGAGAGCATCAATCGAAACACTTCTGCTGACAGGTGCAAAGTTCTACGCAGAGGAACTTGCAGGAGTAGTCAAGGGAACTATAACTGTCACTCACTAATCACAGAAAGAGGTAACCGATGTTAGAACAGGTATTAACATTACTTGGAATTAGTGACCCAACAGATGAGGTTACCTCATTGCTCAATCAGATAATCAGCATGACACAGCAGAGGTTAAAGCTACGGCTTGGCACTTCTGCTGTGCCTACTGCACTTGAGTACATCGTAGTAGAAGTTTCGGTAGTACGGTTCAACCGCATCGGTAGTGAAAGGCTGTCAAGTCACAATGTCGAAGGTGAAACGATGTCATGGACTGAAGAAGATGACTTCAAGCCGTACATGGCAGAGATCAATGGGTGGTTGGCTCAACAGGAACAACCGCCTAAATATGTGGGAAGGCTGAAATTCTTATGAGATTCGACACACCTGTGGTCTTCAAGGTGATAGAAGATGCGTATGACGCACAGACAGGCGATTATGTTTCGACCGTAACGAGTCAGAAGACGATCATGGCAAGCGTGGACAGCACCACGGAGCAAATGATGACGCTTGTGTATGGCGGTGTGAAGCAGGATTCTATCACCGCAAGGTTCCAAAACCACATTGACATACCATACACCGACATTGAAATAGGCGGTAAGGCGTATCAAGTAGACTACATAGCACCTAAAAGGGTCAAAGAAGTGTTTGTGCTTCACAGGGTGTAATGGGCATCAAGCTGAACGGCATGGAAGACTTTCAGAGAGTACTGAAGGAGAATGTCACCAAAGATGATGTAAAGCGCATCGTCAAGGTGAACGGTGACAGACTCAACAGGTACATGAAGGAACAGACAACCCATGCTTATGTCAAAGGCTACAGCACAGGTGATACAGCCGGTTCCATCAACACAGAAGTGCGTGACGGTGGCATGACCGTGGCTGTAGGGGCAACGATGAACTACGACCCTTATGTGGAATACGGCACAAGATACATGAGCGCAGAGCCGATTCTAGACCCTTCGCTAGAGCGTGTCAGACCGCAATTTTTGAGCGATTTAGACAAGATCACGGAGAAATGATATGCAAGCACAGCAGGAACTATTTACCTACTTTAAAACGCAATTAAACGCCTATGACGGACAGCTACCGCCACAGGGTACACCGTATCCGTTTTACTACCTAGCTGATACCAGACAGCAGTACGGTTCTGCCAAGTCACATGATTATGGCTATGTCACGCTTATCGTGCATATATGGCACAACGATGACAAGAAGCGTGGCACCCTGTCAGAAATGATGGATAATGTCATGAACAAAGCAGGATCACTGAAGGAAACCTCAAACTACAAGTGGTCACTTATCCGAAACGAAACCGAACAGCAGATACTAGCAGACAACACTACCACACCGCCACTTATGCACGGTTGGAATAGTCTGCGTTTTTCTTACTCAAAGAAAGGAACTAACTAATGAGCGCAGTAACAGGGAAGAACCTCATATACCTGTACAGGCTTGAATCAGAGAAGGCAACTGCCGATGGCACTAGGATCGCATTCACAACTGAAGATGAACTGTCGATAAGCGCAGATGCAGACTCGACCGCAACGAAAGATGGTTCTGTCAGAGGTGCAAGCGTAGCAGAGCTTGAGAAGACTATGACTTCACTGATGGACGCAGATGACCCTATGATCGAGAAGATGAAGAGTGCCATTCTTAATGGTCACCTTATCGAACTGTGGGAAGTCAATCTGGACAAGCCGGTAACAGGACAGACAGGCAAATTCAAAGGCACATACTATCAAGGCTATCTGTCGGAGTTTACAGCGTCTTCACCTGCTGATGGCAATGTCGAAGTCAGCATGACAGTCGGCATCAACGGCAAGGGCGCAGATGGCAATGTCACCGTACCTGCTTCACAGCAGGACGATGAGCAGTACACCTTCGCAGACACGCCAAAGACAGGGCAGTAGAGGTATTAGGGGAGTGGTGTATACTGCTCCCCTTTTTATGCACAGAAAGAGAGGAAAGCAATGAAATTTGAAATGACCATGAACGGAACACCATACGAATTTGCATTCGGAATGGGCTTTCTGAAGACGATAAATGCCAAAGCCACTGTAAAGGTGCAGAATTCAAACTACACCATGAACACAGGGCTGAAATTCATCATGGCACAGGTCATCGACAGAGACATAGAAGCACTTGCCGAGGTGCTTATGACAGCCAACAAGGGAATGAACCCAAGGCTGACACAGAAAGACCTGTATGCCTTCCTTGAAGACGAAGACACGGACATCGAAGCAGTGTTCGATACAGTCATTGATTTTTTCGGCAAAGCCAATGTCACGAAACCGACATACACGGAGCTAACGACAGCAGAGAAGTAAGCTTTGAAGACTTGTATGACGAAGTGGCATTGAACTGTTTCAGATATTTTGGCTTTAGATCATTCGATGAAGTAGACCGCCTAACCATCAAAGAATACGAAATGCTGTGCAAGGCAGAGAAATACAAACAGCTAGACAAGCAGAAGGACATAGCACTTGGTGCGTGGCTTTCATTTATGGCAACCGCCAAGAAGAAAGTAGGCAAGAGCCTTAAGCCTGTCTACCCTACGTTTGAATCATTCTTCGACTATTCCAAGGAATTGCGCAGAATAAGTGGTGAAACGGTCAACGACCTCAAAGAACGGTATAAGGCATTAAATGAAAGGCTAACCAATGTCGGCACACACCATAGAAGCGGTACTGACCGCTAGAGATCAAAATTTTTCAAATACGTTTGACAAAGCTCTAGGCAAAACAGAGTCATTCGCCAAAAAGCTTGGCAGTGGTCTTGGCTTCGGTGCGCTTATGTCCCTAGGTCAGAAGGCTATGGGCGTGATAAGCAATTCAGTGGACGGAGCCGTGAAAAGGTTCGACACACTGCGGAACTACCCAAAGGTCATGGAGTCTCTTGGCTTCAGTACAGAGAAGGCAAGCAAGTCTATTGATACTTTGAACAAGGGCATCACTTTTCTGCCGACCACGCTTGATAAGGTAGCGTCACAGACACAGCAGGTGGTAGCGGTCACAGGTGATCTTGATAAAGCAACAAGGCTGACGCTTGCGCTGAACAACGCAATGGCAAGCGGTGGACAGAGTGCAGAACAGCAAGCTAGTGCTATCAACCAATGGACACAGGCTATGGCTAAAGGTAAGCCAGACTTGCAGGATTGGAGAGCATTGGTACAGACTGCACCTGCACAGATGAATCAGCTTGCAGAAGCTACGCTTGGCGCAGGAAAGACACAGAGCGATCTGTACGAAGCCATGAAGAATGGCACCGTGTCCATTGATGAAGTCAATGACGCAATGATACGGCTGTCTGAACAGGGCGCAGATGGCATCACCTCATGGGCTGAACAAGCCAAAAGCGCAGGTGGTGGCATTCAGATGGCGATGACCAACATCAAGGCAGGAATACAGCGAAACATGGCGAGCGTCATGGACAGCATCGACCAAGCCCTTGAAAAGTTTGGTGGCATATCTGGAGTCTTTGAAAGCATCATACCTGTCATAGACACCTTCGGTGAAACCATATCGAGCGTCATAAGCGGTGATACATCACTTGGCGATGCAGTACAGGGTATGCTTGACCAACTTGGCATGAAGGCAAAGGAATTCCTGCCGAAGGGCGTTGAATTCGTCATGAACCTTGTAGCCGGTATCCTTCAGCAACTTCCGCAGATGATCGTGGCAGGGCTGAACGCTATCACCTCAATGATACAGGGACTTGACAGCGGTGAAGGCGCACTTGCAGGTAAAGCCGTGCAGTTAATGGGCAAGATACTCATGGCATTCATCAAGGCAATACCGCAGATGCTTGTAGCAGGTATCAAGCTGATAGACGCATTGGCAAAGGGCATATCAAATGCGCTTGGCAGAGCCGTGACCACAGCATTGAACGGAGCCAAGAAGATACCGAAAGCGATCAAGCAGGGCTTGGGTAGCCTTGTCAGCGTAGGTACTAACTTCATAGCAGGGCTGTGGAACGGTATCAAAGCCAAGTTTGACAGCGTAGTAGGCAAGGTCAAAGCATTGGCATCTAAACTGCCGAAAGCGGTCAAGAAGGTATTGGGCATCGCATCGCCTTCAAAGGTCATGTATGCGCTTGGTGAGTACACAGGCGAAGGCTTTGCGCTTGGTATCGAAGCTATGAACAGAACCGTAGAAAACGCTTCTGCCAATCTGGTAGCGATCCCACGGCAAAGTGCAATGGGCTTGGGCGGTGATATGGCATATGAGTATGGCACAACGGCTGACTACAGAATTGAAGTGCCACTGTTCATAAACGGCAGAGAATTCGCAAAGGCTACAGCAACAGATATGCAGACAGTAATGAATCAGAATGAGACAAGGCAGAACAGAATGAGAGGTATAAGGTAGATGTACAACTTCAAAGATACAACAGACCACAGTACGCCTATTAAGATTCTGCCTTCAGAAGCCGTTATGATAAACGGTGTATATCTGGAGAACGTAATAGACGGATACAGAACGCTGTATGTGAAAGGCAGAGAGTCTTTATCACCCGAAATAGAGCTAGGCGAAGTCGGAGTAAGGGACGGTGCATACCTCAAAAACAGAAGGTTCCCTGCAAGGGTGCTGACAATCGGATATCAGATAGTGTCTGACACCACAGGTGATTTCAACCTTGCGTTTCAGAAGCTTAACGACTATCTGAACGTAACAGACGCAGAGATCATCTTTGCAGACGAAACGGACAAGTTTTTGACAGGAACACCGAACGGCTTTGATGAAGTGCCAGAAGGACAGTTAAGCATTAAGAGCGAATTCAGCATAGTCTGCACAGACCCTTTTAAGTACAGCACCACAGAATACGAGGTAGCACCAACATTAGACGATGGGCAGACTTTCCTTGTGGACTACCAAGGCACATACCCTGCGTTTCCGATACTTCAGACGGACTTCTACAAGAATGCTACAAAAGGAAACACAGACGGAGACTGTGGCTTCGTGGCATTCAGCACACAGGACGCAGATGTGCTTCAGTTTGGTTATGTGGCAGAACCCGATGAGGTCAATGAGATCGTGCGCAAGCTTGTAAGCAGTGAGTCAACCACATGGACGGAAAAGAAGTGCCTTATCAACGAGCCTTTTGACAGCTTGACAGGTTGGACAACAAACAACGGCTATACAGGTTCGACCTACTACCTTGCCGGTGGTACAGCATCTATCGGCAAAATAATAGACAGTGGTACGGACAATGCTGTGCGTGTCACAGCCTACGGAAGTGGCAGTCAGTGGCATGGTGCGACAGTAAAAAGAGCCATACCGAGTGATGGCGGTAGCCCTGCGGTGACAGGCGCAAAGGATTGGTCACTGCATGGCACACTGCGCTTCGCAGGAAACAAGACTGCCAAGACTGCCAAGAAACAGGCAGGACGCATCGACATATCTGTACTTGATGCAAACAATGCACAGATAGCAGGTATCGTGATCGCAAAGAAGAAAGGTTCTGCCAACGGCACAGTATCAATGTTCGTACAGGGCAAGGAAGTGAAGAAATTCAAGAATGTGAATTTGTCTTACTATAACAAGTTCTTCGGCTTCAAGAAAAAGAGCAAAGATGTTCGACCTTGCAACTATGACATAACCAAAGAAGACGGTAAGTTCACCTTTAACGTAGGCGGTAAGACATTCAGCTATAAACTTGATACCGTAGCCGAGATCATAGCGAAGCAGGTATCGGGCTATATCGCCACTTGGGGAACTTCACCGGCTGTGTCTTTCATGGGCATCTACGCATTGCAGTTTACTTCTAACAGCGTAACACAGACCAAAACCACAGAGACATGGCAGGAACTGACGCAGAAGGTGGAAGTACAGAACACATTCACTACCAACGATGTACTAGTATGTGACTGTTCTGACGGTAGCATCAGACTTATGAACGCTTATGCTACAGATGATGTCAATGGCGGTCTGCACCCAGAGCTTGGTGCGCTTGGCAACGATTGGGAATCATTCATGCTGACAAAGGGCACCAATCAGATAGGCACTATGTATTCTGATTGGGTAACGGACGCACACAAGCCGACTTTCACACTGCGCTATAGGGAGAGATTTTTATGATCCTATACTTTGTTAATCGGAACCTTGAAGTACTAGGGCTTGCATCTACCAACCTTGCAACAGGTTACGAGATCATAGACGATGAGCTTGTTGAAAGCGTAGACAGTGGTGTGGCAAGCCTTACAGCCACAGTAGCGTGGACTGATGATACAAGGCTTCAGCTTGAAGATTGGCTGTCTGTCGGCAACTACGTTCTGACAGAGCATAACAACCAAGCTGAAATGTTCACCATAATAACGAGCGAAACGGACACGGCTGACAAGGCTGTGTCTTTTTATGCTGAAGATGCAGGGCTTGACCTTATCAACGAGATCACACCTGCATTCAAAGCTGAAGAAGCGCACGGCATCGAATGGTACATAGAGCAGTTTCTTGGCGATTCGGACTTTGAGATAGGCACCAACGAGATACCGCAGAAGACACGCACCCTAGAGTGGGACGGTACAAGCACAGTGACCGAGCGTATAAGGTCGGTAGCTACACAGTTTGATAATGCCGAGATATCGTACTCATTTGAGGTCGAGAACCTTGCCATAACGCACAAGTACATCAACATCTGGGAGAAGCGTGGCACAGACGCAGGACAAGAGTTAAGGCTAGATCGTGACATTAATTCATTCCATGTAGTCACAAGCATAGAAGACCTTTATACAGGGCTGATCGTGACCGGCAGTACACCCGAAGGTGAAGACGCACCGATAACACTTGAAGGCTATTCATACGATGACGGTGACATCTTCATTGAGAACGGCAGACTGTATTCAAGAGAAGGTGCAGAACGGTGGGGCAGAATGGCTTCGGGTACTTCGTACATCATGGGCAACTACACCTATGAAACGGACAACCAAGCCACGCTGTGCGCACACGCAGTGACCTATCTGCGACAGCACAAGGAACCTGCGGTCAACTATGAGATAGACATAGAAAGAGGTCTTGAAGATTCAAGGATTGGCGACAGAATCAACCTTGTTGATGACAAGGGAGCTATCTATGTGTCAGCCAGAATACTTGAACTGAAGACTTCTGTGACGCAGAACAAGAAAGAAGCCACACTTGGAGAGTATCTTATAAAGTCTAGTGGCATATCTGACAAGGTTCTGGAATTGGCAGGACAGTTTGCGCAGTTGGCGAGTGACAGGGAATTCCTGTACTCAATATCAGTGTCTTCTTCGGCAGGGTCATACTTCATTGATTCAAAGGTAGACACGACCTTAACGGCATCAGTATTGTATGGCGGTGCGCAGATAACGCAACTGAACAATGCAGTGGTCAAGTGGTACAGCGGTACAACACTGCTTGGTACAGGCTTAACGTACCATGTAGACAACGAGACTACCATAAGCATCACCTGTAAGCTTGAAAAGAACGGCAGGATCCTAGCTGAAGACTACATAACGCTGTTCAGCTTGGAAATGGTGTATCAGACAGCAGACAGTGCGCTGACGAAATCCAACAACTCAATAGCGTCAGATACACTGCACTATCTTGCCACAAGTCTTGGTAGCGGTGTCACGATCCAGACAGCAGGGTGGACAACCACACCGCAGACGATGACAGCCACAAACAAATACCTGTGGACTTATCACACCTATACGAAGGCAAACGGCACAAGCGTTAACACCACGCCTGTCATCACAGGAACATACGGTGAGAAGGGTGAACAAGGAGAACAAGGTGGCACAGGTGTAGGCATATCGAATATCACAGAATACTATGCTGTGAACAATTCGACCACAGCACCTGCCGATTCTGCCTTCAGTACGACTGTACAGAACCCAACAGCATCAAATAGATATCTGTGGAACTACGAGGTGGTGACGTATACCAATGGCACGACCAAGAAGCAAGACAAGCACATTCTGGCTGTCTATGGCGAACAGGGTGTGGCAGGTAAGGGCATAACTTCGGTAACAGAGTATTATGCCGTAAACAATTCCACGACAGCACCTGCCGATAGTGCTTTCGGCACAACGATACAGAACCCAACGGCATCGAATAAGTACCTATGGAATTATGAAGTAATCACCTACACCGACACGACCACAAGCAAGACAGGCAAGAGGATCATAGGCACATACGGTGAGCAGGGTGCGACAGGCGTAGGCATATCAGCCGTACAGCCACAGTACTACTTATCGAATTCGCCTACATCGTTAAGTGGCGGTTCATGGTCAGAGACTTTGACCTATACGATAGGCAAGTACATCTGGACAAGGGAAAAGATAACCTACACCAACAACACTACAGGCTATTCGACAGCGATCTACAATTCAGCATTGACCATAGCCTGTGCCAATTCAGAAAGCGCATTGCAGATAGCATCTGATACAGAACAGCACTTCTGGACTACGGAAACAGGCACAGATACCGGCTCACACATCACCGAGAAGACGCAGGACGCATTCCTAGCGAACCCACAGAACGGTGGAGCCAACCTTTTGACAAGGTCGAACGGCATAGCCATAAGGGACGGACTTACCGAACTAGCAAGCTTCAGCGCAGACGGTATCACCTTTGACGATGACACGCCTTTTGTTATCGGCAATTCAGATGCTTACATACTGTTTGATCCTGTCAACAACCGCATAATCATAGGTGGCAATAACATTTCGCTGAACGGACAGAAGACGCTAGGTGAAACGCTGTCAGAACTTGGCACACTTCAGACTGCGGTAGGAACGCTGACAGACGAATTGGGCAATGTGTATCAGATGTACATTGCTACCACATACACATCGTCTGCGGTAGTACACACAGCGGTGCTTCTGAAGAATGGCGTAGATGTATCAACACAGACACCGAATGATTTTGAGTGGAGTGCGAAGCTGACCACAGGGTACCAATTCATCGGTAATGGTCGGTCAATAACGCTGTCGCAGAGTAGTCTGCACTATGCACACGCTGTGACTGTGACATGGACAAGAAGAAGGCTTGCAAACCTGCTGACTAGCGCAGGGAACAAATTGCGCATAAGCACAGGCAATTATCTTTTAGGAAGGACGGAATACTAGTATGGCAGATACTTATGAACAGAACCTAGGGCAGAAGTCATCGCTGACAGTTAATGACTATATCAGAGTGGTAGGGTCAGATAACGCATCATACAAACAGCTTGTGAGTGATGTAGCCAAGAAGATAATAGAGAACTATACAGGGTCAAGTTTGGCAGGATCAAGCCAGAGCGTAAAGAGCGCACTTGATGCATTAAATAGTAATATCGGTGCGTGCAGTATCAAAAATTTTTCAAATCCAGGTGGTAGTACA